AAAGAAGTCTTCTGTTAGGTTTTGCATATTATATTTTAAATTATACTCACCCGTTCCCTCATCAATGATTGGTGTTTTCTTCATCTTGTTGATGATTCTTTGCATATAGTTATCAACTTCTGCTGGTGGTATGTTTCCGATATCAATCTTGAATACTCGTTTAGAAGGTGCTCTCATAATTCTGTGAATTAACATAGCGTCTTCCATTAAAGTTAATTGTTTCCAAATCTTTCTCGTAGACTCAACCATAGATTTACCATAAGGTAAGAAGTTACTATCGTTTGCTAATCTGAAATGTGCGATTTGAAAGTTTTCAAATTCTATTTTTCCTTTACCACTTTGTTTTTGTCCAAAGTAAGGGTGTGCTCCTTCAATACTTTCCAAGTAGAATTTTGTATAATAAGGATTTTCTGGGTCTTCTCCCTCTGCTCTAATGATTTCATAAGGTGATAATGGAACTACATTTGTAATTCCGTATTTTTCATTAATGTCTAAATGTAAAAAGAAATCACCATACTTAACCATATTACGAACCCAAGGCCATAGATTGAACTCGACATTCATAATATCATAAAATAAATTATGTAGAATTTCTTTGATGTTTTCATTATCAGATTTGATAGTGACCACTTCACCATACTCACCCTTCATAGTAGATTCATCTGAATAGATATCCAATGCTGATGAAATGATTGGGTCGGAATCCATTGATTCATAATCTTTAAACAATGCCAATCTTGCCGCCATAATTTGATGAACGGTTGAATAACCTGTTCCCACTAAATCTAAATTGTTGTGTAGTTTTGTATATCTATCAACAAGATGACTCTTGACTTGTTTTTGTACTTGGTCTGTATCGGCTATCTTTAATTTTTTACCACCGACATTTCTTACGATTACATTTGTACTAAATAATCTCTGTAATCTACCAAATAATGTTGTATCTGCCATTTTTTACCTCACTTTATAAGAGCCAATCTAAAGACTCTTTCTCTTTTCCTGTATCCCACTCCCAACTATCGTTTTTGTTTGCGTCTTCTGGGGTGTATAAACCCTCAGTATCGTTCATTCTACTAAGAGTTTTTTTTGTTAATTCAATTCCCTCAGTTCGTAATCTTAAAGCAGTATCACGAACCCAAAGTCCAATAGCAAAAGACATTACCAAGTCATCATTGTAACCCGACATTGCTTCTGCTCTATTATTTATATAGACGAAAGTCAATAGTTCATCAATCAAACGATTACTACGAACCACTACACTTTCCTCTCTAAAAAATTCTTCTAACTTACTAATAATTAGTGGTCTGGTCTTAGAAGTCGTTGAAAAACCAGCAACCATATTCCTTTCTTGTCTGTTGATTCTATTGTTCATTTGGTGTTGAACATCAACATATTGTAAGTCTTTACTTGTATAAAATAGATTAGGATAATCCCTATCTATTACTTGTTGGATTGTCGCCCAACCAATATTATTGTTCTCTATAATAAGTATCGCATCATTATATTCTGTTGATATAGAAACCAACATATTTCCAAAATCTTTGGTATTTATTCTACCTTTGTATTCTGCGACTTGTGTTAGAGTTTCCAACTCAATAACGTGAAAAGCAGAATAGTCTGTTCCGTCTCCTCTACTAACATCTGCACATACAATATAATTTTTTGCATAATTTGCTGGTTCCCAAATCCAACAATTATTATCAATACCTCGTTTTTCTAATGGGTCATTACAAGAATTCTTTCTTAATTTTTCCAACAATACTGGGTCAATCACACCTGTACCAGATGTTAAGAAGTCACAATCACACTCTTGGGCTGCAGAACTTGGACCCAGTAAAGTATCTTGTTCTTTTCTCCAACTTTCCTCTCTATCTGGGTGTACGGTCCAATGTAATTTTATTGGATTAAACATACCACGACCCTCTTCAGCTTCAACCCAAGTTTTATGGAACCAATTACCCACACCATTAGGTGTAGATAATGCGATACATTGACCACCAGTCGTTAAGGTAGATTGTGCCGCTGTCCAAATTGAATCAATTCTATCGATGAATGCCGCTTCGTCCAATATCAATAATGATAATGCTTCTGAACGGGCTGCTTCTGGACCAGATGATACCGCTTTAATCTGGGAACCATTACGATATCTCAGATTTAATTTGTTATCCTCAACACATCTTTGTTTCAACCAACTCGGTAAGTTTGCGTGCATAACACGAACTTTAGTTACCAAGTTTTTTGCTACTTCTTGTTTGGTTGCAATTACCAAAACATTTTTGTCTTGGTGAAATGTCATTAACCACAAACTATATCCGGCTGTCAATGTAGAAATACCCAACTGACGAGCTTTCAGGATTATGTTCATACGATGTTCTTGGAACTCACTTATAGACTTTTCTTGAAAGTCGTATAAATCAAAAGGAATCTTTCCTTGTATCGGATGTTGTATCATACAATACTTTTTCATAAAATATGCAGAATCTTTTGCACACTTTATATACTCTTGTTTGATTACTTCTTTTAGTTGCTCTGCCATTAGTCTACTATTTGACCTGCTAATTTAACTGATGTAGCAGTCAAAGCTACTCCAAATGTAAAGTATATCCACTTGTTTTCATACCATTTAGGTTGAACGAGTTTTACTTTTTGTTCAAGTAGTTTTGTAGTGTCTTTTAGTAGATTAATTTGGTTAGTTTTATTCGCAATCAACATAGAATCTATGACTGAATTTTCCTCAAAAAGTTTCAATTGTGATTCCAAATCCTCAACCAAAGATACATTTAAACTATCTTTTAGTTCTAATGTTTTGATTTCGTTTGTGAATGCTAAAACTTCTTCCTCCGTAAAGGTATAGGTTTTTGGTTCAATCACATCTTGACTGAATAAACTCCCGATTAGTAATATGTAAATTAAATATCTCATATATATAAGTATCTAACTTATTTACTAAACTTCTTTAAAAATTTAACTGCTTCATCGGCATTGTCTTCTTTTACCGCTTCACCAGCTTTTTCAATCTGTTTTTTAGTAGTAGTAACTTTTCTTTTTAATTTAGCTACTTCTTTTTTGTTAACTTTTTTCTTTGATTCAAGTTTTGTGACCTCTTTTTCAAGTTCTTTAACTTCTTGGTCTTTTACTTTAATCGCTTTATCTAATTCTTTGACTTCTTGTTTTTTATTACCACCAAAAAATAGATTTAGTATTGCATTAATGATTCCCATTATTGTGCTCCTGTTAGTTGTTGTTCTGCTTTTTCTACGATTTCTCTTTTTTCTCGTATAAAATCTCTTGCTTCTTGAATTGTTTCTTCAAATTTTTCTTCTGCCATTTCCCATTTATCTTCTTCTAACATTGGTGTATTTACACCAACATTATTATACCAAGTTTTTTTACCACCTGTTTTTTCAAAGTCTGTTAAACTTTGTTCTAAATCCTTCAATTGTGATTTTTGATTTTCTAACATTTTTCTTTCTGCCCAATCATCAAACTCACCTTTCATTCTTAGTTTGTTTTCAAATTCTACTTGACAATCAAAACAATGACCCATCATTCTCCAAAACTTATCATCAAGTTTTTTCTTCATTGCTTTTTTACATTCTGGACAAAACCAAGGCATTCTAACTTCTGCCATAATATCAGTCAATTCTGATTTTCTTGTTTTACCACCAAGGTCCTCTGGTTTCTTACCTTGATATCCAACTTGAACATAATCCTTTTCTACTGGTTTACCTTCAAGAATATTTTGTAACGCTTTATTCTGTCTTTCTGCTTCTTTTGACCTGTTTGCCATTATAACTCCTTAAAATTTTAAACTACCTAATATTTGATTGATTGGTGCAAATGCTCCTGTGAATTTGTATATGTTTCCTTTGTATTTGAAAACCAACCCTTCACTTGGAACGATTGCACTTGAACCCCCGATAGCTTCTAATTTCTCTATTTGTATTTTTAATTTATTTAATTTTTGTACATTGTCTGGTTTTTGTAAATCTTTTAATGCACTATCTACATCTTTCTTAATTTTTTGAACTGCTGCGTCCGGTGATACTGCTAAGAAACCTGACATATTCTTTAATATTTCTGCTCCGACTTGAAAGAATAATATTTCAAATGGTTTTATATTGTCTTTAAACATTTTGTTGTGGTCAAGTTTGTCAGTCTTTAATACCCAGTCAATAAATTTTGGACTATCTTTAAAGTCTTTTTTAATGTCTCCAATTTTATATGATTTATCAAAGAATGCCCAACGATTAGTTAAGTTCACCAATTGATTGTCTTCTAACTTTACATTAAATTGTTTTGATGCGTTAAAAATATATTCTTGCCAAAAAGATTGATGATACATACCTAATGTGTCAGTATCTTTTAATCCATATTGACTTTGTAATTTATTTAACTTATTTAAAAATGTAGATTTCTTCTTACCAAAGTCCTGAACTTTACTCATCTTTAAGAAATTAGGTTTACTAATTTTAAATGTTTTTTGTATATTTTGATTTACTTGTCTTATCATACCTTGTAATGTACGAGCAGATTCTTTTGAGTATCCTTTTGCTCTACCACTTTTATCATATTCGGTAGTTCCGTGGAATACTATTTCTGCTACATCGTAGTCTATTATATTACTTGTTTGTGGATATATAACCTCTAAATTCATCCATTTGGTTCCATTACCAAAAATCTTTTTCTTTTGTGAGTCTGATAAAGAACCTATTGATTTTTCTAAATCTCTCATCGCACCTACAAATGCTTTTTTAATATTTCCTCTACCACTAAACATATTAGCGATACCTGCGGTTGTTGGTGCAGTTTTACCACCATTTTTCAGGTGTCCTTTGTTTCGGGCTGCTTTTAACTTTCCGTCTACCCAACTTATCATTAGGTTTTGTCCGTCAAGTTTTTCAGAAACCTTATCTTCACGATTTAGCTTTCCTTCTAACCCTATAATAATTATGTTCTTCAAGTCTGAAAACGTCAAATTATTATCATCAAATGGATGATTCATATGTCCATATGCCCCACCTTCTATTAATAAGTTGACTTCTTGCTCAAATTCTTCCTGAATCTTCTTAATGTGTGTAACACCCTTTTCAACATCCTTTTTACCAATAGTTGGTGAATCTTTCCAACCTTTCCAATTCTTAAATTTCTTTTCACCGAAGAACTTAACTATTTCCCAACCCAATGAATCTAAATTCTTTTTCATTTTCTTTTTATATTTTGGAAATGGATTAGCAACACTATCTGTATTTTTTCTATCTTGGTTAATTGTTTTACCATATGTTACCGTTTTTGCTCTATCTTTTTCATAATCATCTGCCATAATGGTAAACATCATATCTTCGGTATCGTTGATTGGAAAACCTATAACTTCCCAACCTAATATTTCTGCGTGTTCCGGTGATATTCTGAAGTAGTCATCTAGTGAACCAAAGAAATCATACATACCTTCATCTGACATATCACTTGCATTTACACTACTACCGAAACCACTAACTTCTTTTATAATTTTTTTTACATTTGGTTGTTGATAGAATTCAAATAGTTTTTTAAACTTGTTAGTCATCATAGTGTAAACACCTTTGTCAAAGTATCCAAATGTTTTTTTAAATATTTGTTCTCTTTTTTTGTCGTCAAACTTTGGACTACCCAATAGATTTCTGATTTCTGTTCCACTTGATATACCACTAACTTTTACCGTTGGTGCCGTATAAATGTATCCGTGTTCTTCAAATCCTTTTAAATTGTTGGCATTTGATTTTAAGTCTTGATAATAAGTTAAACCACCTGATTTTTTCTTTCCACCTTTTAATCTACCGGCGTCTTTTGCTCCAAACACATAAACTACTGCGGTTGTGTCTTTGTTAAATTTTTTCAATAAGTTATTCGCAACATAAGGAACCTTTTCTTTAATGATACGATTCTTTGGTATTCCCATTTTAACCATATGACGAACCTTTTCATTAAAATTCATTGGGTGTCTTGGTGGAGCTTTAATATCTGATGTTGTTATGTAAACTTCACCAAACTTACTTTTTAATGCTTCAAATACTTTTTTATGGTGTGGACCAAATGGTTGAAATCTACCTGGATAAATTGCTACTACTTTTTTAGCTCTTGTATCAACTGAAATTTCATTGACTTTTTTACTCGTATCGGTTTTCATAAATGGGCCACGAGAAATAGTTCTAAATTTAACTTTTAAATCTTGTCCAAATAATTTTTTTGGATTTAATATTCTTAAAGTAACGAGTTCTGTTTTATTATCTATTTTTTTCGCTTCAAAATCTATTTCTTTATATTTTTTACCTTTGTAAGTAAGATTAAATCCTGTAATATTTTTGTGTAGTTTTCCACGAACTACTGCTTGTTTTGCTCTTTCATCAATTTTTTTATATCCGGACATTCTATCGGTTTTGTTTTTCTTGACTGCTTTACGACTTGGTGAAGGAACATCTCCTGCTCCCAATCCAAAGAAAGATTCATTAATAATACCACCTCGTTCATTATACCATTTTCTAAATTTTCCTGGTGTTCCTACGGTAACTTGACCTGTTGCAATTTTTTCAGCTGCTTTTTTAATGTTTGGTAAAGCACTTCTCTTTAATAAAAATACATCTTTAACTTTAATTTGATTGACGAGTATTTCGTTCCACCCGTGTTCTGATGGTTTATCTTTTTGACTTAATATATGTCGTTTGATTTGTGGTTTGTATTTATCAATAATTTTATAACACATATCAATATATTTTTTAATCCAATCTCTTTTGATAGGACCCATTATTTTTTTCAATTCCTTTTCTTTACCTTCATAACCTCCTTGATAATCGCCGTAATAATCATTCTTATCCATCCACTTCTGTTCTTCTTCTCTTTCTATTTTATACCAAGAGCTTCTATCCATTTTATTTTTTTCAATGGCTGATTTTAATTCTTTATACATTTTACCACCAGCAACTTTACCTGCTAAATCTTGAATCGCAATCCACCTACGACCTGTGTTATCGGGCATTGATTGCATATCTCTTGTGCTTGCAACTAATAAAGTTCCTTCTATTTGATAAATGATACCACCACCTGATTGTATACCTTTTCCTTTTGCAAGTTTCTCACCTTTGTCTACTGATGTAAATGTGGATAGTGTTCCTTTTTTTCCAACAATTCTTGAAACTTGTTTTATATCTCTTTCATATTCTGCATTACCAACGTGAAATACACTTACTTTTTCTTTACCCAATATACTTTGTATTTTTTTAGTAGACAATGGAAGATAATTAGCATACCAACGACCAAATGTTGCGTCAAATGTTGATGTTCTATGAACCGAATGAAACTTTGGTTCTTTATCATCTTCTTTTAATTTGTAATGTGGATATTCATCATCAACACCTTTTCTATCTGAATCTGGTTCTGTTGATTTTTTGTTTGTGGTTTTTGTCGGTAATAACTTTTTGTCGTTTTTGACTAATCTGAATTTGAGTGCAGGTCTTCCATTGATTAATAAATCACCTTTCTCATTATAGTCAATAGACTTAACTTTCACTCGTTTGTTTTTAAACCTACCCATCAATACATCATCACCAACTTTGATTGGTAATTCTACTTCATTGAGAAAAGGTTTAACTAACCATTCTGTTAATTTATTTTTCATTTTCTTTTGTAGATTGTTATTCTTCGTTTCCATACTGATGTTTTTAATTCGTCTTGAACATCTTTTATAGCTTTTACTTTATATAATAGTGTATCGTTCTTTACTAACATACCATATACATTATCAACATCCATTTCAGAACCACCTTTTAATCTCTTTGATAAGTCTAATAATTGAGATGAAACACTCTTTTTTAGTATGTCTAAACTATATGAACCCAAACCACTTACTACAACGGTAGGATTTTTAGGGTCAAACTTACCCTCTTTCATTTCTTTTTTCCAATTGTAAATATAACCATCATCTTTTGATGATACTTGAATTTTTACATCTTCTTTTAGTAAGTTTTTTAATTTTACCATTTGCGACAAGACCAGTAACGAGCTTTGTGTCTTGGGCCGGGATTATCACAATTGTGTCTTGCTCTAAATGATTTACGAGCCTGTGGATTAGATTTTCTGATTTTCATCGTTCCACCTTTAGCATCTCCACCTTGTCCGAAGTTTACTTTAACGACATTACCTTTTGGATTCTTTACATAAACTTTGAACTTTTTAGCATCACCTTGCATAATTTTACCAAGTTTAACTTTTCTTCCTTGATATTCTGCTTCATTGATATCTTCTTTTTTAAAATTAAATGAATATCCACCGGCTTCACCTGTATTGGATTCGTAATAAAGTTCGTTTTCACCTAACCAAACATTAGTTTGAACACCCTCTTTCTTTACACAATTAGGATATGTTTTACCGAACATTTTCTTCATACCCTTTTGCTCATACCCTTTCCAACACTTTTCATCAAGACTCCAAACCTTAAACTCATTCACATTTTCTTTTTTAGATTTGTTACCCCAATTCTTTGCACCAACTTTTCTACATTTTACCAATGCACCACTAGCGTAAGCAGAAGGCCATACATCGTAACGAGCTTTTACTTTACGATAACAAGCGTCTTTTTCTCCTGCAGCTTCATCAAATTGAGCTTCTGTAATTGATTTACCTACTAATTCTTCTAACTTCATTACCTTCTCCTACTTCTTAGGTTTCGTGGATACTCTGATTGGAGCTTTTCCTTGTCCTGCAGATTTCTTACCACCTCTGTTTGCTTTATTTTGTGCTGCTCTCTTTCTTCGAGTTGCACTTTCCTTATCTTTTTTACTCATACCTGCGGCTTTAGATTTCGGAACACATTTAGCATATCCTCTCTTATCACCACTCGTACCGCAAGGTGGATGTCCACCGCCTTTTTTCTTTTTACCGATGTTCACCCATTTGTCACTAAACCATTTTTTTAGGTCTTCGTTAGTGATTGAACCACAATTAATACAACGACTATCGTCAATCAATTCTGTGATTGCTTCTCTTATTATTTGTCCTACTTGACTCATTATTTTATCAGTTGAACTACTGTACCACCACCATTAACAACTTTTTTCAAAGCGATGTTATATACTTGACCAGTTACTAAACCTGCTGTTAAATCATCTCCACCGTCTGCTGGTGTCAATGCGTAACTAGTTCCTGCTTCAACTAAAAATGCTGTATTTTTAAATGAACCTGTTGGTTCGTATGTTGTTGATGCCGCTACTTCATATGTTTTATGAAAGGAACTTGGTCTTGGGTTTTTCTTTGTTCTACTAACGAAAGAACCATTTCCCGGATTACTTGCGAAGTTTGCCATTTAATTTCTCCTAAATTGATATTGCTCGTTTATACCAACCATACAAGAATCTTTCTTGTTCTGGTTTTTTATTTACTAAATCATAATAATGTTTCAATCTATAACAACGAACTCTTTCTATTGTAGGTTTGTATGTATTGATTGCTGCTTGTGTTCCTGGTCCAAATCCTCCGTCAACGGCGATATCGGCTCCTTTTGCATTACATGCTCTTTGTAAAATTCTTACTGCTGTTCCATACCCTTGATTAACACACATATCAAAATGTATATGTCTTAAATGTTCTGGCAATTTCTCAGCTTTATATCTGTCCCAATAATCTTTCTTGTAGATTTCTTTTGCTTCTTCTTTTGTAAGATTTTTGATATCTACATCTGGGTAAAATCTTTTTGCTATACCGAAGTTTGTTTCTCCACCTAAATCTTTTGGGTCGTGAACATATCCACCTTCGTGGTGTAGTGTTACTTCTATTATTTCATCAAATGATATTAACATTATTTTCCCCTTAATATTTTTTGTTTACTAATCCAACTTAATGCTTTTTTACTTTTAATTGGTGCTTTTATAAATTTACTTAATCCTTGTTTCACCAACATCTTAAATCTTTTCTTTGCTTGTGCTTCTGTTTTATATTCGTTATTATCAACAATCATAAAGTTACTTGAACCAAACAATCCTTGAAATGCACCAATATTTCTATTCACCTCTCTGTGTGATTGTGAAACTATACTCGGTGGAAGAACTCTATCTCGGTTTTCATTTCTTTCAAGTGCCACTTCTAATGTAGTGCTGACAAAAATCATATATGTTTGGTATCCAATTTCTTCTAATTCTGCCTTTTCTCTTGATATTTTTTGAAAATCATCACCAGTTCCATCGATAATCATACCAAGTCTTCCGTTTTGATATAATCTTCTTCTTTCTGCGGTTAGGTCTTTCGCAAAATTTCTTAATCCACTTGATTGTGGTCCGTCACCTGTAAGATTTTTAAATACTTCATCTGGTAATGAATCTAAGTCAGTACCGAATCCAAACTTATTCAATAAATACTTAAGTTCTTTATCACTATTAACCATTTTTAAACCCGTTTGAGATACATTTACCTTATCGGGTATTCCAAATAATCCTTTTGCTATGTAGGTTTTACCTGAACCTGGTCCACCTGCTAAGAATACTGCTTTGAATATACCTGGGTCTTTAAATCCCTCAACTAATTCTACACGAAGTGTTTTCTTTATCCACTTCTTGTATTTTTCCATTTCGGATAATTTAAAGAAACCTTTGTATCCACCAAGTTCTTCAGAACCTTTTGATTGTCCTGTTATACTGGATTCAAATAGTAAGTTTTTTAATTTAATCATTTATGTCCTTAATTTATATAAATCTATACAACTATAAATATAAAGTTTGGAAGTTTTATTTATAAATGAACGGGTCTCGTTTCTTTAATGCTTCAAGTTTTTTCTTTAATTTTCTTTTATTCTTCCAGTCTTGGAATTTTTGTTTTATTTTTTTAAACATCATAGTTCTCCTTAATGTATTTGTGTAATTCGTTCCCCCACTCTATGTGGGATTTATCTGTTGGGTGTATCGTATTGTAGTAATTACCATTATCACCCCAATTTGTATTAAATTTTTTATCTATAAAATTACGGAAGTGTGGCTTTAAATCATTATTGTATATTTTATCAAAGTTTATAAATTTATACAATGGTTTATTTTTCAAGTCATTCTCTATATATTGGTCAAATGCACTAAATATCAAATAATCAATACCTTTCATAGATAAATAGTTCTGTAAATTGATTAACTGCAATAAATTATGTTGAATTAATTCATCAGTTGCGGTCTTTGTTTCATCTACTCTACAAGGTTTGTACTTTATCTCCTTATGTTTTTCTATCATCATATCATACCTAACCAAACTTGTTAATCCAATAACAACAAATATATCCTTTTTACCCAATGATTCTAAATATTCAATAGAATTTATCGTAGTTCTTACTATTCTTTGATTACTTGCCCCTAACCTACCACAATTCCAAGTTTCCACCCCAAGTTTTTCACCTAATACTTTTGGCCACACATCACTATCATAAAATTTATATGTGATTCTATCATTACAAGGTATGGTGGGTTCACCGAAATTAGGTATTATATTATACCAGTCTAAGTTTGGTTTTGCTTCCCAATTCAAGTCTTGTGCTGGTGAGTCACCTTGTGTCCAACTATCTCCATTACAAAGTAGTATCATTCAAATCTTCCTCGATAATACTCGTGATTAAATCTTTGTTCTTCATTAAATCCATTTAGAGTTAAATACTGACCTTCTTTTGTATAATTACTAAATGTTTTTAACTCTTGTAATTCTTTCGGTGTGACTGAAACTTTACCATCTCGTGTTTCTTCTTTATCCAATATAGTAAAGTGTCTTTCCAACATATCAATACCTTGAAAGATTGCCTGTTTACTTGATAATAGATTATCTGAATGGTCACTAAATCCAACTTTGTCGTGTAGTGTTTTCAAATGTTCTATTGATTGTAAATTCAATTTCTCAAATGGTGTCGGATATAAACAAACACAATGTAATATTGTGAAGTCAACTCCTTGTAAATTCTCAATACACTTTTTGATATCGTGTAAATGTAAACTTGATGTAGAAAATACTAAGTGTTTAAAATTAAACTTATCTAATTTTAGTCCGTAATCAAATTCTCTCATAGAATATCCACTCAACTTTAAGTAATCATACCCTAAACTATTATAATAATCATAATGATTAGGACTAAATATTGTTGTCATTGGTGTAACATTGTTAGCTTTTGCTGTGTGTATAAATTCCAATTCATCATCTATACTTAATTCTAATGATGATAATCTTTTATATTCATCTGAATACTTTCTAAAAGATTCATACTCATCTCGTTTAGTAAGTGAATTAGCTTTAATGGATTGAATCTTTACTATGTCTGCTCCACTCTCGGCAGACTTGACCACCATATCTTTTAATGTATCAATATCACCATTGTGATTCTGACATAATTCAGCTATTAGTTTCATAATTTTATATCTCCAATGTCTGTTTTATAGTTACAAGAAAAAAAACTTGGTGGACGTTTAGGATTCTTCCTGTAAAAATCTCTTGTCCCTGCTCTACCATCTATAAAATATGAAACTTCATAACCTAAATGATTAACAATATCCAGTAAATTAAATGTTGTTTGGGGGTTATTTGAGTGATACTCGGACCTAAGATTTGGTCCATCGATAATAACAAAATCAACACCTTGAATATCTTCCATTGTGTGAACATATCTAACACCATTAACATTGTTATATTTATCCTCTACAATGTCAATTAACTTTATATTGTTGTGTTCATTCCAACCATTTTCTATGGATTGATTATACCAATATTCATCACTTTCGTAACCAATAACTTTACCACCATAATCTAAATAATTGACAA